GGTATACAGTCAGGTTTTACCGGAGACACGACAGGAAAGATTGTCTACAACGGAACAGTAACGAGAGTGGTTGCTGTCCACGTTACCGCTACTATTAAGCCTGCGTCTGCAAACAATCAAGACTTGTTTATACAGATTGCTAAGAATGGCACGGTAGAGGCTGGATCTAAAATTGTTAGAGAAGTAGACACGGCGCAAACAGCAAACTGCTCTACGTTTTTCAATGTGTCCTTAGCTCAAAATGATTACGTTGAGTTGTATGTTGGCAACGCGACCAGCACAGATAATGTGGTAGTTACTGATGCAATTCTTGGATTAGTTAATTAATGCCAAAAGTAATCCTGCCAATAGCGAACGGGTACTATGAGAGCGATTCTCTGCCGATCTCAGCGCAGGAATGCACTAACCTATACCCAAACATAGCTCAGGCTCCTGCGTTGAATCAGGAGACTCTCTTCGGCACTCCCGGACTTACTCAGGTTGCTAGTGCAAGTGAATTAGATAACTGCCGTGGCGCTCATGAAATGAATGGTGTGCCCTACTTTCTAATCGGCGGTCACCTGTACAGTATGGCAGAGGACTACACGCTTACAACAAGAAGTAATGTGGCGATAGGTGGCAGTGGCAGGGTGTCAATGGCTGACAACGGAACGCAGTTATTACTGTTGGTTCCGGGCGGTGCTGGATACATCTACAATCACGTTGCTAATACGTTTGCCCAGATTACTGATTCTGACTTTACGGCTAACGGTAATCCGCAGCAGGTTGTGTTTATTGACGGGTTTTTCTGTCTAACAACAGACACCAAGAAGTTTATTGTCAGCGCACTAAATGATGGTTTGTCTTACAACGCGTTAGACTTCGGCACTGCAGAGTCGGACCCGGATGAGATTGTTGCTCCGATAGTCTTCAAGAACCAGCTATTTATAGGCGGTTCGCAGACGATAGAAGCATTTCAGAACATTGGCGGCGCTGACTTTCCGTTTCAGCGTACAGGGTTGTTTCTAAGTAAAGGTATATCTAGCCCGTTTAGCATTCAGTCTATTCAAGATACGTTTGTGTTTGTCGGCGCGGGTGCTAATGAGTCGCCTGCGATCTGGGCGCTAAATGGTAACAGTGTAGCCAAGATATCTACTACTGCGATAGACAAAGAGCTAAGTGCTCTTACTGAGGCCCAGATACTTGATATCTATAGCTGGGCATACGCGGAGAAGGGAGCGTACTTTGTTGCCTTTGCGCTACCGGGCACTACGTTGGTGTATGACACAATCAGCAAGCGCTGGCATGAAAGGAAGTCATTTGTTGATGGTGCTTTAGGCGCGTACCGGGTAAACGCCTTGGTCCGGGCATACAACCAATTGTGGGCTGGCGATCTGGTAGATGGAAGGATTGGTCTGCTGGACCAGAACGTGTACACAGAATACGACACTGAGATTCGCAGAACTATCGTAACCCAGCCGTTTCAAAACAATATGCAGTCGTTTGTCCTGCCAGAGCTAGAGCTAACCGTTGAAAGCGGTGTAGGCAATTCGTCTGCCGTGGACCCTAAAGTGGGATTAGAGCGGTCTGTAGATGGTAAAATATGGTCAGATGCCAGATACCGCAGCATTGGTAAGGTTGGCGAGTACAACCGCAGGGTGATATGGAACCGCAACGGCAGGGCTTCACGGTTTGAACTTTTTAGATTTACGATGAGTGAGCCTGTAAAGCCAGTATTTATACAGATGACTGCTGATATTGTGGCAACGCAATGAGCTATAAGCTAAACGCGGCTCAGCCGATAGTTGATGTTAATGGCACGATGGAACAGCCATTCAGACAGTTTACGCAGGAAGCGGCTTTATCTATACCGATAACGGGTGCAGGAAGCCCAGAGGGTGTAGTTGAAGCGGTACAATTTAGTTTATATCTCGACACCACTGGAAGCGCGGGATCAATTCAATATAGAAAGATGCAGCCAGAGATCGGCGGTGACCGAAGCAAGGGCTGGGTAGCTGTTTAGGAGAATATTATGTCGATAGCTGGAGCATTAATTGGAGGGTTGGCTGGCGCTTATGGCGCTAGGCAGTCCAGAAAAGCTGCAGAAGGCCAAACAGAAACTTCAGAACGTATGCGCCGTGAGGCTATGCAGGCCATTCAGAACTTCGGTCAAAAGGCGTTAGAGCCATTAGCTCCAGCATATCAAAGGTCTCAGGATATTCGGCAAGAAAGCGCAAACAGGGCGCTAGCTTTGGCTGGTTCAATGTTCAGACCACAGCTAGAACAATTCCGGGAAGGCAACTATATGGCTCAGCAGAGAATTGCGGAGGCGCAGCCGTTTATGCAGTCTGCAATCCTCGGAACTGGTTCTTTAGGATATATGCCGCAGGCTCAGAATGTCGGCGGTCAGTTAGATTACGGTGTTCTTGATCCGCTTGTGAATCCAGAACCAATGCAGTTTACTCCTGTTCCGGGCGGTCAGGGACAAGCCACACAACAAGCAGCCGCGCCAGTTGATCAAATGCAACAGGCTATGATGCGCTTTCAAACAGATGGGCAGATACCGTTATGATTAGAGGTAAGCGAGAAGATACAGAAGGCGTAAGAGAGGCTGAGTTTATTGTTCTCGATTTCATAAAGTCTACGCCAAATGCCACGGTCCCAGAGATCGCTAGGCTTATTGATGATGTCGGCGCTGATCTTAATTACATTGCAAATGTGATGGGTGTTGATCCGGTAGTTGCGAGACAGGCTTATGATCAGGTTATAACGGCTGCGCCTCCTATCCAGCAGGTTATTGAGAAGCAGGTCCAATCTGAACCTGTTAATACTCCTACTAGACCTCTTGATAAGGTGATAGATACATCTCGCCCAGCATTTACACAAGAAGATATAAACAGGGCTGTAGGCGAGCTATCAAGCGGTGCGAAGACTCCACAGCAGGTTGCTCAAGAATATGGCGTTAGCGTTGATTACGTGAACAACAATCTTGGGAGAATACAGAATCAGGTATTTGAGGATTTAGCGTCTGGAGCAACAACCGCTCAACAGGTAGCTGACCAGTATGGTTTAGGGCTTGATTTTGTGAACAGCGCGTTTGATCGCATGAGAGCAGAAAGAGTCCCGCCTCCTGCTACACAAGCGCCTCCTCCTCCTCCTGTAACTCCTCCTCCGGTTGTTTCGCAACCTCCCGCAGTTGCGCCGCCTCCTGCAGTTGCGCCTCCTCCGGTTGTTTCGCCTCCTGTGACTACGGTCCCGGATGCAAACAATCCAAGTTTATTGAGAAACGTGCAAACAGGCGGTATGGCTGGCGCACAGCTACCCGTAGGTTTAGCAGCAGCAGAACAAGCTGCGCTAGGCGGCGCAGGAAGGGCTGCAGGGCTTTTAGGTACTACCGCAGGCGCAGCAGGCAGAGAGCTGACCGCTGGCACACTGGGTGGTATAGGAGCGCTGAGAGGCGGTATAGGCCAAGCCAGACAAGACATAATGCAGGGCACTCAGACAGGCATAGGCGCTCTCCAGCAAGCTCTGGGAGGCGCTAGGGCTGACATTGAGTCAGGATTCCAGCGAGCAGAGGGTATGTTTGATCCATACGCTCAGGCTGGTGGTCAGGCGCTACAACAGCAACTGGCACTCTCTGGAGCGTTAGGCCCAGAAGCATTCCAGCAGGCTTATCAAGAAAGCCCACAAATGCAATTCCTACGAGAGCAGGGTGAGCAGGCAGCTCTCCGCACAGCAGCCGCCAGAGGCGGTCTGGGAGGCGGTAGAGTCATGCAGGAGCTGGCCCGGTACGGAACTGGATTGGCTTCACAGGACTTACAAAATCAGATAGGTAATCTTCAGGCGCTGTCAGCTCAAGGTCTGGGCGCTAGAGGCAGTGCGGCTAATATCGCCACAGGCGGCGCTCAGCAATTAGCTAATCTGGGTGTGCTTGGCGGGACCACAGAAATGCAGGCAGCTACACAACAAGCTACGCAGTTGGCTAACTTAGCGCAGCAGCTGGGTGTCAGCGAGGCTGATTTAAGAACTGGACTAGGTGCAGGCCGTTCTAACATTGCGCTAGGAATAGGTACTCGCGGAGCCGACCTTGCTGCTCAGACAGGGCTTAACGTAGCAGGCATGAGGACTCGCGCAGGCGAACAGCTCGCAGGTCAGTTTGGCACAGCATCATCTCAGCTCGCTGATCTAC